GAAGTATGCAGGTGGTTCTTCAGGACCAGCTCCAAATAAATAATACGCTCGGAGTGTCGTGTAGTCACCCCTTCTTTCTTCCTTGGACACCATACACTTGTTGATGATGTCTAAGTAAAAATCCTCACGACTTTCTCCGCTAGGTATTTTCATTTTTTAATCTGTAAGTTTTGTGGATCTCTTAGTGTACCCCCAGGAAGCGTAACTGGTCCAGTTTTAATACCCGCTTGGCTTGGAGCAAAATTAGTAGGCTCTGCTTCTTTGCCAAGTGATGGTCCTACTGGCTGAGAGAATCTTCCCGCTAGGATGGATTGCATATTCATTCCTTGCATACCGCCACCCCAGACCGCTGCATCGCCTGGTCTTGCTTCTCTTGGACCTTCTTGTGGCGCTTGTGGCGCTGTTGGTTTAATTCGATCTTTGTTAACACCTTTTTTACGGGTGGCGAACTTTTCGGCATCTGCGTATTCTTTTTCGGTGAACTTGTTTTTCTTGGCGAGGAAGCCTTCTTGGTGCTCGCCTTCACGGGTGCTTTTAATGTCTGACATTCCAAATTCGATGGCAAGTTGTTTAGTGGACTTATCGGTAAATCTGGTTTTTGCACTAACGAGGTTAGGTGCTTGCAAAAATACGACCATAACTTCTTCATGGCAACCTTTCATGGGGCATTTAGCCTCCCGTGATTCAAAATACCCGTGTACTGCACAGTGAAAATCGTTAACTACCGCCATTGTTATCTCCCCTTCAATTGTTCGTCAAGCGTTAATTCTGAATAATCATATCTATTGCTAATCCCGACCTTAATCTTAATCTCTCCATTCACCACTTGCAAGCCCGTACTACGATGTAGTGTTGGGCGTGCTTCTTTACGATATTGAACAAATTTAGAGGTATCTCGGTTTTGCATGATTGCTACTTCACCGTTTAGCCACTCGTTATAGGCTTTTGACACCCTACGCTGTACATATTCGGTTAAAGGTTCGGTTTCATTCAAGAAAACATCCTTCAAATGTGACAAAGAGATCCCCGCAAGGTCTGCAAACAAAGGCATGGAGATTCCCCGATCTTTATCTTGCAAAAAGCGCATCATCACTCGTCTGAGTTCGCTTCTAGGCATGGTGGCTCTCATGTACCGTAAACCCCAATCTTTTTCAGATAATCACTGACATTTCTTCCGACTGTGAGTTGTTCGGGGGAAAAGTCATCCTGTACCCTAGAAACTTGTCTGGTAATTTTCTGCGCAATAAGCCTGGGCTGCACCTGTTCGGCAAAGGCTGCGCAAGCTAGGGCGCAAGCAATAACCCTATCGTCTTTGTTTCTGCCAGAGGCTTCAATTGATCCGCCATCTCGAATGGTGGTTTTCATTTCTTCAAGGGTGTCCATATCCCACAAGTCCAACATACCTCTTTCAAAGTAGTCTTTCATGTAAGTGAGCATACGCTCTTTGGTAGCTGCCGTAGTCATCCAACCAATAGAATTGCTCATGCCACCAAGGGTATCGTTTCTGCGCCAGATGTAGTTTTGCATATTGCCGTACACATCCATGAGGTCTTTTCCTAAAGCAGTGCCCATCGCAGCAGCTTGGCGCTTGAGGTTTCGCAGTTCATTGATGACAGCTTGCCCTGGACCATTGATCTCCAAGTTTAATGTGGAGTTCTTATACGCACCCGCTAAGTGAGAGATCACCCAAGCAAACTGGTAAGTGTTTAATTCAGAAGTGGCAAATGAAGCCACCTGCTCAAGCCCATCTGCATATACCCGCAACACCTGAATACAAAACCGATCAGCCCAATCACTAGATCCATAAGCGGGATCAGCACCGATAACATAATAAGCAGTATCCACAGGTTCTTCCCAAATCTTGAGTGTGGCAAGGCGTTCTGTAGATTTAAGCACCTCGGTATCTTGGAAATTAACGCCAAAGCTGTAGCGGTAATAATCGCAACTAACTTTCTTGAGCTTCTTGACAGCATCGGTACACCTCGCATTGGAGAAGAACGATGTTCCCGTCATCACAAAGGCGTAGTCCTCGGTAGGCGGAAACTCCTGATACATCAGGCTATCATCTTTGATCCCTTCGTACAACTTCCACCGCCACCACGCTATCTGGCGAGAATTGATCTCTACCCCATAGAGTTTCTTAATGTCCCGTACCCATTCCTTTTCTTCACCAGTGAGCTTGCCATCCCAATACACCTTGTAGGTCTGACCTTCAGGATCTAGGCTATACATCTCATTACGCCACCATCCACAAAAGATTGCCCGTTGGGTTTTAGCCCGTTTAGCAGTGGTGTACATATCGTGAAACATATTAAAACCACGAGCTGTAGATTCAAAGGTGTAAAGCCGATCAGGGTTGGTTTCCGCAAGGGAAGCTAACAGGGAAGCTAATCCTTCTTCGTCACCCCACGAGCTTGTTTCTGTGCCATGAAGGAAGGTGATACCTTTCCCACGACCCAAAGATCCTTTCGCTCTAAGCCCAGCGACTTGATAAAATAATCGACTGCGATTCTTGAGGGCAAGGGCGTTCCTGTTGTGAGTAAGGATCGGGATTTTGTACTCTTTGGGTAAACCATCCATGTACATTGCGAGGGTGCTTCTGAACATATCTCGATTTTCTTCGGTGTCTGTTGTGAGCGTTCCTTGCAACCCTGGGTGGGTGAAGTGCCAATAAAGGTCAAGTGCGAGGGAGATTGTGGTGATTCCAAGTTGCCTTCCTTTCAGAATGACAAAAAAATGGCATCCATCTGCCAATCCTTTAGCCATTTCGTTCATTACATAGGTCTGAGAACCCATGAGGTTATCGAGCTTGCGTAAGCCTTGCTCTTTTGTTTCAATTTTGAGTTGATTACAAAAATGATAGAAATGCTTGAGGTTAAACTGGCTCATGTAATGATCCAAGGCAATTTACCGTCAAACTTCTCCAAAATGCGCTTGTTGCCTTCAATAAAGAACTCAGGCTGTACTCCACAGCTCCCACCCATCCGAAAATGAAAGGTGTGCTTATTTGTGGAGGCAAACTTGGGAACAATACGGGTAGCTGCCTGATAGAACTGGCGATCTACCGTAGGATCGGGGCGATTTAGCAAAATAGCGAGTTGTTTTAGGTATTCTGTTTTCATACCCCACATACACCAGTCCACAAAGCGATGCCCTGGGATATTCCAGGTATCGTGTAGCTCTCCGAGGGCTTCGCAGTTGTCATCAAACAAAAAGTTGCCCTCCTTATCGTGAACTGATCTAAGGCTATAAGCCCAATCATAGCCCTCATCAATTCTATCCATGATACTTTTTACATGGTCAGGGGAATACCAATCATCATCATTACAAAAGAAAGTAACATCCTCGGTAATCAATTGAGGCGCAGCAGCGAGCCAGCGTTGCCCCGCATACCCATTGCCACCGATCTTGCCATCCCAGTAGCAGATCTTTACGCAACCATTGGCGTAAAGCCTTCTGAGTTCGACAAAGGTATTAAAGTCCCCGTCACACAAAATGTAATGCGTTGGGGTTATCCCTTGTTGTCTTGCAATAGATTTAAGGCAGTTTGCTAACTCTGTTGGGCGCTTACCATTGGTTACGGTCACTACGGCACAAGTTTTCAATTGTGTTTATCCAATCTCTTTGTTTCAAAGTTAGGTAAGTCCCAATAAGCCACCTTTAAACGGGCTACATGGTTCTTAGCAAGGCTAATTAAGCCGTCATAGGTCATTGCACTAAACCTCTCCCGCCACTCGGCTGCCAAGGCGATCTTCTGCTTCTTGGTCTTGCAAGAAAGCGCCCTCATCATCTCGGTCTTGAACATCAGGCGCTCTTTAGCTAAACGCTCAATGTCTTGCATCCCCATCCTCTGGACCATCTAGCAATGATTTGAGGTATAGGATTTCCTTCTCAGCTTTGAGTAAAAGTTTGGATGATTCACCATGAACACGCATTAACTCATGGAAAATGGCATCTTTCTCCATCCGCCAGATCCGATCCATGTACATCTTCTTTGCCTGATCGTCTGCTTTAGAGATATATTGCTCTACGGTTTCCATCTTGTTGTTTATTCCGTTCTCCATACTCGCACTCCTTCTTTGTCTTTTCTAGCGATGAACTTCTTATTTAACTGCTTGCCTGTACGGTAGTTTGCATTACAGACAATTTGAATCTTCCCCTGTGGGATAAAGAAACTTTCCCCACATTCCATAACCTTATATGGGTACACATTGCGCTTTTTCTCAGGGGGTATGGGAATATTTTTTTCTACTTCAATAGTCATGCTATTCTCCTTATAACTTAACTCATCATACACTACCATGATACACACATACAATGAATATCATCTAGGGGATAACCTAGTTCATCTTAATTACTTAAGGCGGGTTTGCAAAGAGAACCCCGACCTTGAGTTCACCCACCACTGTAATCCGATGCACCACAGTCAACTAACCCCGTTGCTTGAGGATGTTCCTATTAGCTTGCAAGGGTTAAGTATTCCGCCTGGCACAGTAAACGCTTGGATTGGTAGGGATAATTACTTTTACAACCATCCCCTACAGCATGATTGGGTTAACTTTCATCTGGAATGGTTTGACCACCTATCTAACCTTCTTGAATTACCCTCCCCTATGGCTTGCAGAGAGGATCTACTCTTTGAGTACCCCGCCTTAAACGCCCCCATTCCCATTGAATTTGATTACCTCATCATTAACGCCCTCCCACAATCAGGGCAATTGCCAGACTTTGATGCTCAATTCTTCAAGAATCGGGTACGCAATCTTCTAAATGAGGGGTTTTCTGTCATCACAACGAACCCTACAGGCATGGGTTTATCCACTTTAGAGATGGGTTTAGATGTTACAGGCATCGGAAGCCTATCCAAATACTGCAAACACATAGAAGGCGTTGCTACTGGTCCGATGTGGACAACCTTTAATATATTCAATAAAGACAAGGTGTTAAGCCGTAAGTTCTATTGCTCTCATCAAAGCGTGAACTTAACCGACAACACAACCACGCTCAATAAACTGTAATTTTTTTTGGGGTGGACTCGGAAGGGGGTGCACACCTCACCGTACTCATGCCCAACTCAAAGGGCAAACAGTCATCGTGCAATCGTTTAATCTATCCCGATCCCAAATGATCTAACCAGGCTCTAGGTTATATCTATGGGCATCTCAGAGCGTACCCGTACCCCTATTTAGAATTGATAAGAGCGCACGATGTGCAAACCTACCCGCCTTTAATCTTACCCTACGCCTTATCTATATATCTACTTACTAAGATCCTAGATGATCTATAGACAATAGATGATAGCTATATACACTATATAGACTATAGACAATCTAAATATAGATATTATAGATATGCGACATCTTACCATAGCTATAGACTATTGACAATAAAACAACAATTAAAAAATACAATGGTATAGTCTAATCAATCTATGCTTATAATCATATCTATGCAGTAAAGCATTACACTTAAAACCTAACTACTAAGAGGATATACCATGCAAAATACTACAAGCCGTATCAGCGTATATGACAGCGTTACTAATAAGATCATCTCTCAACTTGAGAGCGGGATAGCACCTTGGATCAAGCCTTGGAAATCTGGTCAAGCTGGCGGAGCTGATCGCAATATCGTATCTAAAAAAGAGTATTCAGGCGTTAACCGTTTAATTCTAGGTATGAGCGGTTACAGCTCACCTATTTGGGGATCATTCAAACAATGGCAGGAATTAGGCGGGAATGTCAGAAAAGGTGAAAAGGGTACGCAAGTAGTTTTCTATTCACAAGTGACTAAAGGTGAGATAAAGCCAACTGATCTGAACCCTGATAAATCTACCTATGCACTTCTCAAGTCTTATTATGTTTTTAACTTGGATCAGATTGATGGATTAGAAATAAGCAAACCAGAGCCAGTAATCTCCACCTTTAATCCAGTACCCGCTTTAGATGATCGCATTATTAAGACTGGCGCTCAGATCTCTCATGGCGGAGGCAGGGCATTTTATCGCCCTGGTACTGACAGCATTACCTTACCAGCTAGAGATCTATTCCTAAGTGAAAGCCACTACTATGCGACTGTATTGCATGAGTTAACTCATTGGTCAGGCGCTGAGCATCGTTTAGATCGTACAAAAGGCAAACGGTTTGCTGATACAGCGTACGCATTTGAGGAGCTGGTTGCTGAAATGGGCGCTGCATTTTTATGCGCTGATTATGGTATCCAGGGTGAGCTGCAGCACGCTGACTACATCGGCAATTGGCTACAGTGCCTTAAAAATGACAATAAAGCAATTTTTAACGCTGCAGCATTGGCACAAAAGGCAGCCGATTACATAAACAATCTAGATGCACTGACTAACCAGGCAGCAGCTTAAACAGTGATACCTAGTAAGCGCTTAGTGATAGGCGCTTACTGGATTGTCATTAGACAGTCAAAACCTAACTAATTGGAGGATTTATGGATCAAGTAAGAGCCGATATAAAACTATCAACTGGCAGGATAGTAAAACATACTAGGCAGGAAAATGGATCACAACTTGCAACACCTACACCAGGATGCTATGAAATGACTAACCAGGAATGGATAGAGTATTGCAAGATCATCAATGGGGGATATATTCCACGATACCCCATGCAAGGAGAGGATCTAACAGCATGAGCCTACTATCTGAGATGCAAAAACATGGTTTAGCAGATTGTGAGTTCAATCGCCAATTTTTTACACTTGATGAGCTGTATAAATCATATTGCTATAGAGCTGCTAAACAAGGGTTTCAGGCGTTATCGTTTAATTCGTGGCGATACTGTCATAAAGCAAATATCACGCTGTAGAGCGATTAAAGGGTTTAGTGGTATTAGGTATCACTTACCCTTATTTATCGCCTTGGCGCTTGTTTTAAAGTGTTTTAAATTGATTTTATGTATTTGTCTTACCTAACCTAACTAATTTTCGAGGTATTTATGAGAAATAATGATATTTATACAATTGATCGCAAAATCTTTATAAAGAAGAAATATTCCCTCATGCGTGTGCAAGGGGTAATCAGTAAAGATCAGTTAATTGACTTAGTAGCTGTATTTGGTGGTTTGCTACTGGTTTGGTTATTGTTGGCTTTGTAAGAACCCCAAAACCCCAATGAACCCCGAGAGAATAAGAACCTTACCCGCCTTACGGTGGGGGATCTCTTTTCAGAGAGTGGTTATCGTTTATCGGTGGCACTTAACTAAAGCGGTGCTGTCCAGTAACGGTCCGCCAGATGGTAGCTGCCTTGTTTATCCCTATCCATCACCACAATGTTTAGGAGGGCTGGGTTATAGCCCCGTAGTAGTTCGCTTTAATCGTGATTTTGATGGTGTTGGTCTTAAATCGTTATGAGAACCCAATTCATAACAGACCCAAAACCACGACTAAAACAAACTTAATCGGATTAGATCATACTTTTTAAAGGAGTGCAATAGATGCGTGTTTTAGTAGCGTGCGAGTTTAGCGGAACAGTAAGAGATGCGTTTATAAGAGCAGGTCATACCGCTTTATCTTGCGATCTTATGCCAACTGATAAACCAGGACCACACTATCAAGGTGATGTTATGGACATCATTGGGGGGGGTGGGATTTGATGATAGCTCACCCGCCTTGCACGCATTTGGCAGTATCAGGTGCTAGGCATTTTGAAAAGAAAAGGGCAGATGGAAGGCAGCAGGAGGGAATTGATTTCTTTATGGCATTAGCTAGAGCAGCCATTCCCCGTTACGCAATAGAGAACCCTATAGGAATTATGAGCAATATTTGGAGAAAACCCGATCAAATTATTCAACCTTGGCAATATGGGCATAGTGTTACAAAATCCACTTGCTTGTGGCTTAAAGGGCTGCCAGCTCTTACGCCTACGGATATAGTCGATAAAGGGGTAACTTGGACAGCCAAAAGCGGTAAAAGAATGTCGCAGTGGTATTACGACAGTAGTTGTTTAAATCCTAAAGAAAGGGAAAAGATGAGAAACAAAACATTTCAAGGTATAGCAGATGCTATGGCACAACAATGGGGGATTTTATGAGTAAAGCAGATAAAGATGCGCAGAAGTGGCAAGAGATGAACCAGGCAGCTCAGTACCGAGAATGGATCAGAGCAACGGAAACAGGTACGCCTTATTACATCAATCCTCAAGGCGATGTAGTGACTGAAGATAAAAAAACAACACCTAATAAATAAATTGCACTAATCGTAGTAATGTAGTAATGTTCTATCTGTAGTAACTGAAACCCTAACTATTTAATAAGGAATAATCATGGAATATTGCGTTAATTGCAAACACCTAGACCACTCGACACTTTCGTGTGCGAAAAGCTCAACAATAAGCCTAGTAACAGGCAAAGCGCTATACAGTAGCGCATATCTATATCGTCAAGACGAGCATTATTGCGGTAAAGATGGCAAATGGTTTGAATTTATGGAAACTGAAGATCTTGACGATCTCTCAGCAATCCCTTTTGGTAAATAACCTATCTAATGGAGTTAATCATGGCAAAAACACCAAGCAGTAAGAATAAACCTAAGACACCTTTTCCAGTGAAGGCAGTTGATAAGAAGATCAATGATGCTTACACCAAAAAAGAAGTAGATCGTCTTAAAAACCTAGTCGCAAGGCAAGATGACCTTATAGCTCAGATGCTAGATGAGTTAAAACAAGAGCAGATCAAAACTGGCATGCTAGGTCAAGAGTTAGAAGATCTAGAAGATGAGATCGACAGTTGGAAAGAGATTGTTAAAACCATTATGGAGGTGGTATGAACGATCAAGCAGATTTTGCACCAGAGATAAGGCGTTCCGCCATATGGTCAGGTGACAGTCGTAAGGTCGCTAATGGCAAGATGGTAGATGTCATCTTAGAGAAGCAAGGTAAGAAGGAGCTAAAAGACCTCTCAGGCGTGGAAGCAGTGCAGATGGGTCATGTCATGCAACCTTTGATTGGAAAGCTGGCTCAAGATCGTTTAAAGATGGAGTTAAAAGATGCTGATTACTCGATTACCCATTCAAAGCATACTTGGTTTAAATCTCATTTTGATTTCATTAGTGCTGATGGTGGTGTGCTTGTTGAAGCTAAAAACTACAACGCAGCAGTTCGCTCTAAGTTTGATCCCGACACTAATCGGATTCCTGATGCTGATTACGCACAACTTGTCCACGAAGCTGCTTGCCACAATGTTAATCGGATCTTTTTGGCTGTTTTATTTGGTGGTCAAGAGTTTCATACCTTTGAATTTACTATTTCAGACCAAGAAAAAGATGATCTCATACAGAAAATGGCTACAGTTTGGGGTCATTGCCAAGCGGGTACGCTTCCGCCAGCAGAAACCATTGAGCAAACTAAGATCATTTACCCGTCATCCTCTACTGCGGTGGTTACGGCTACACAGCAAGTTGAGTTGGCTATCGCTCAGTTACGGGATGTCAAGAATCAGATTAAACACCTTGAAGCTACTGAGGAGCAAATTGAAGTCGCTGTCCGTAATCTTATGGGAGAGTGCCAGGAGATTAGAACAGTGGATGGACAGACATTAGTTTCTTGGAAGTCCTCTAAAAGCTCTAAGAAGTTCTCAGCATCACTGTTTCAGAGTGCCATGCCTGATATTTACGATCAGTTCGTAGTAGAAACAATGGGCAGTAGGAGGTTCTTAGTCAAATGAATAATTTAGATAAATTTATTGAAGCTGGTTCTTTACTAGGAATATTTATTTCAGTTTGGTTAGCTATTTTTGTATTAAGTGTTGTTTTAATCAAACTTATTATAGGAGTGCCTATTAAATGAACTCGATTGAAATGTTAAAAGA